CATCAAATGATCGTAAGAATTATTAGTTATTCTCCAATCTGATATGATTTCTGAGTACTCAGGTAATTTCTCAATGCCTCGAAACGAAAAATTACTATCACTTGCTTGAGCAGAAAAACTAGAGCTTTCTGTAAGACCACTAAAGGAACACTTATTAACAATATAGAAAGCCACAGCACGGTCAAAGGGTGTACAATCGCTGCTATTAATCCGTTCCTTAGAACTAGTAAAAAGTACTCTCGCTGTATCTGGAGCATTATGTTCCTCCTTAAGTTTGTTTAATTCATCTTTTAATTCTACCCCAGATTCTTGAAGTTGTCTCCAAAAGTTTACAAGAGGTTCATAAAGATCATTTATCCAAATCTTAAGGTGTGGATACATTTTTGTGACATATATCGCAACACTTCCACCACCAATAAATGGTTCACGAAATTCTGTATACTCATCAAAGTTAGGAAAATATTGTCCCATCTTAGTACAAGCACGAGACTTTCCACCAGGATATCTAAGAGGAGTCTTTAGTGATTTTTTGCTCATAATCAAATGTCAATTGAATTGCATTATCAAATTTTGTATAAGTTGGACCATGTAAAGCACAATACTCATTAAAGGTAATCATCATTTCTTTACGAGTAAGATTACAATGTTTTGCTGCCTGTGGAACATTCCATTTCGCACAGAACAACATCTCCATTGCTTCTCTGGTCTCTGGTCTCATTAATAAAACTTTTCATAAGGATTATTAACTTGAACTTCAATAGTATCAAAGATTCTATTTAATGAACGAGCAAACATCCTGTATCCACTTCCAACATATAGTTGGCCAAATAATACAGATGCTGTAGCAACTCCCCAGAAAATATAATAAAATCTAGATTTAACTTGATTCCTTTGTTTCTCTTTTGTAATCATAATCCTTCTCGATTATCAACTTTATCAATCAAATCCTTTACGGATATAAGTGCATCTATGTTCGACAACATATCAGCAATATGTTTATTTACATAAGATTCTTCACTACGTGCAGCAAAGGCTAATGCATTACGTAAATTACTTTGAGCATCTCTCAAAGATGTTTCGACTTGTTCAGTAAGACTCATAAATTTTTCCTAGATTTTTCAAGTTCAAGTTGTCTTTCAAACTCAAATTTCATTGTTGTTAATGGTTGAATAAGAAATGATTCCCATTCATTACCTTCAATCAAATCTTCAAGATGTGCAATGTGTTCTAGTGCAAAGACTAATTTTGTTTCATTGTTCATTCTTGGCATAGATCCTCTATAGTAAATAAACTAAAAAGTTCTAATCCTGCATCCATCATAGCATCTTTACCCCCTTCTTGTCTATCCACAATAGTAACAACACGTTCTACTACATATCCAGCATCTCTTAATTTATCTACAGCTTTAATAGAAGATCCACCTGTAGTAACAACATCTTCCAATACAGTTACTTTAGTTCCTTTTGGAAACTCTGGTCCCTCTATCCATGCTCCTGTACCATGCCCTTTTGGTTCTTTACGAACTATAAGAGCATCAATAAGTCTCATATCTAATGCAGAACAAACTGCAACACCAGATACTAAAGGATCAGCACCAAGAGTAAGACCTGCTACTACCTTAGTATCAACATGTTCTAACATCATCATAGAGATAAGTGTTAGTCCTCTTCCAGTTAATGTAACTGGTTTACAATTTACATAATGCTCACTACTTTTACCAGAAGAAAGTTTAAATTCTCCTTTCCTGTAAGCATTCTCTTTTAATAATCCAAGTAATTCTTCTTTCATTTAAATTTACACTCCACCATAATTTCAGTTAAACATGCAAGCATATTTATCTCCTGATCTGCTACAAATGCTATTTGGTATTGGTACTTCGCAATAATAAGAACGGCAGCAGGAATAGTGTTAGGGACAAGGGATTCGTATAAACTATCGTAAATGCGACGAAGTAATACAGAAGTATCATTATCCAGATTACTGTTGACCCACTTACGTACTTCAGGAAAGTTTTTTTCTTTAAGGTTTTTAATGAGATCATCTACTACAACATCTGAAAATGCAGCTAATATACCACTATCTATTTTACCACCAACTGAATATCTCTGACATTCATTAAGGACTCTTCTCCAATCTGGAAAATGTTTATTAACTAATTCTGCAATAACTTTCTTATCATATTCAACATGTTCCATCTCTAAGATAGATACAAGTCTATTAAAGAATCTTACTGCAATATCCTGTTTATACTTTTTCTGAATGCCAAACTCAACCACAACGCATCTCGAATGGAGGGGTTCAATGATTTTATTCTTGTAGTTGCAAGTGAAAATGAATCTACAGTTTTTGGAGAACTCCTCAATAGACGCTCTAAGGAGGAGCTGTACGTCGGAAGTGGTATTGTCTGCCTCGTCAATGATGATGACTTTATGCTTCGACTCGCTTGTAAGAGAGACTGTAGATGCGAAGTTCTTGGCGTTATTCCTAACAGTGTCAAGAAACCTACCTTCATCCGATCCATTAATGACATAATAGTCTACTCCTAACTCCTTACAGAGTGCTTTTGCCACAGTGGTCTTACCAACACCTGGCGGTCCTGCAAGAAGCATATTTGGTATTTCACCTTTATTTAGAAAATCGCTAAAGGTTTTCTTAATATTCTCTGGGAGAATACAGTCTTCAATTTTTTGGGGTCTGTATTTTTCAACCCAAATAAAATCACTCATAAGTCATTCCAATGACGGATTACTCCGCTAATAATAAAACAGTTAGTAATGAGATAAGAAAAGAATATAACAGTACGTACCAGAACAATGTAATTGTCGTATCGTTTAGTTTTTTCATCAGAGAAACTACCCAACGCATACTTCCATATTCTCCATAGTTTAATCATTAACCAAATGTAGAATCTGGTTCTAATGCAATATAATATTTCAAATCGTACTGTGTATTTGTGAATTTAGATAATAACTTAGATGAAACAATAACATCATAAGCACCAGGAATAATCTTGATGTTCTCTACCTTAAAGTTGAATGTAAATATCTTATCAGTTTCACCAACTACAACGGCAAACTCATTAGATGTATCATTCTTCTTATCACGAACTACAAGCTTAACAACACCTGCTTCACCAACTGCTGCTAGATCAGGGAGTTGATATACTGCTGCTGCCTTAAGAAGTTTTTCTAATGCAATACTATCTAACTGAAAATGTACATCTTCAGATGGAAGTGTAATCTCTTTCTCTGGTGGAGAAATAATAACTTGAGGATCTGCATAGAAATATTTTACTCTACGCTTACCTTCACGAATAGTAAGATAAGAATCTGGAGAGAAATCCATTTCAGGATCTTGATGCAAACTCAATCCATTTAAGAATTGATTCAAATCGTAAATTCCAAACTCACGAGGGAACTCCTCATCAATATGAGCTTCTGCCAAAATATTCTTGGCAACAGATATTGTACGAAGTTGTGTACCTTGCTTAACAAGAATTGAATTGTTAATACCAGCAAAGTTTTTTAGAATAGTTAAAGTTTTGTCAGAGAGATTCATAATTAAGGCATGTTGTGGTCAATGTTTCCAGTTGTGATTGAAGGTTTACCGTAGTGTTCATCAAAATGTAGTAATAGCATAGCATAATGTATTACTTTCATCAAGTCCTTCTTATTCTTTCCATCTTTACTACCATAGCGACTACCATACTTTAGGATATTTGCCTGACAGAAATCAGATGCAAGATCTCTAGATGCCATCAGGTCTATTGTCTGAACATTACGATACTCATGTTTTGTACCAGTATAATGTCCATTGTAAGTACCTGAAACATAATCTTCAACATCTTTCAAGATTTCTTTCTCATGATATTTGTTCCTGCTGTCTGTCATTTTTGCAAGTTCCTCCTTTGCTGCTTGTTGTGTCCACCCATCATTGTATGGTGAATTTGCATGTATATTTAGATTTAACTCTTCATAGTTTAAACCAACATGATGTGCAATCTGATCATCATTATCAGAAAGTGTTGTAAATTCTGATGGATACTCAGATGCGGTATTACCATTACCAACTACTTTTTCTGCTCTAGCCCGATCTTCTGGATCAGTGAAAGGATTTTCTCTATCTGGATCATTACGTTTGTAATCATACCAAGCATCAGAATGTTCTTCTTTATCAATCATAGGATAATCCTCATCAAATGTTCCA